GTTCGTGATACTGCGTTAAGATTAAGAGCAGAAGGTATAGAACTTTCTAAACAAGCTATACAAGGTATCGGACAAAATCCAGGAGTCTATACATCTGAAGTTCAGAAAAATGATTCTTGGGAAATGGATGTAAAGGGAGAAAAAGAAGATTTAACTTGGTTAATTAAATAAGAGGTGAAATATGGCTGAAAGAAATTTATTCAGTAGATTACAACGACTATTTTCTACAAATGTAATTGTAAGAAATGTCGGTGGTAGACAATTAAAAATAGCAGATACTGCACAAGTTCAAGCAATATCAGGGAAAGATTTAGTAGATAGATTTTCTCGTTTATATAAAAGTCCACACGGAATGAGTGGATACAATCAATCATTGTATCAAAAAACAATGCGTATGGGATTGTTTAGAGATTATGAAGCAATGGATTCAGACCCGTTGATTTCATCAGCACTTGATATTTATGCTGACGAAACAACATTAAAGTCAGAATACGGAAAAATATTAAGTATTAAATCAGACAATAATCAAATACACGATATTCTACATAATTTATATTATGATATTTTAAACATTGAGTTTAATTTATACCCGTGGACAAGAAACTTATGTAAATACGGAGATTTCTTTTTAAAACTTGACATTAACGAAAAGTATGGTATTACAAATGTAGAACCTTTATCAAGTTATGATGTTGCAAGAGTAGAGGGTGAAGACCCAGACAATCCTTATTATACAAAGTTTGTATTGGAAAGTGGAGACATCAGACAAACACAACAAGGTGCAAAAACAGAGTTTGAAAATTACGAGATAGCACATTTTAGAATGATTTCTGATTCAAACTTTTTACCTTATGGTCGTTCAATGTTAGAGGGTGGTCGTAAAGTATGGAAACAATTATCACTTATGGAAGACGCAATGTTAATCCATAGAATTATGAGAGCTCCAGAAAAAAGAATATTCAATATTGACATAGGTAATATTCCACCAGCAGAGGTTGACCAATATATGCAAAAAATAGTTGGTAAAATGAAGAAAGCTCCGGTTATTGATGAAAATGGACAATACAATTTAAAATACAATATTCAAAACATCACAGAAGACTTCTTCTTACCTGTTCGTGGTGGTGATAGTGGAACAAGAATAGAAAACCTTAGTGGGTTAGAATATCAAACCACAGACGATATTGAGTATTTAAGAAACAAATTATTAGCATCATTGAAAATACCACAGCCTTATTATGGTTATGCTGAAAAAGCTGGTGAATCAAAAGCAACACTAGCGGCAGAAGATGTTAGATTTGCAAGAACCATAGAAAGAATACAAAGAATTATGGTTAGTGAATTAACAAAGATTGGTATAGTTCATTTATATTCACAAGGATATACTGATTCTGATTTAGTAAACTTTGATTTAGAATTAACAAATCCATCTAAAATCTACGAACAAGAAAAATTAGAATTGTTAGGACAACGAATAACAGCTTTCAATGATTTAACTGCAGAAAATTCAGTAACACCTAAAGAGTGGGCTTACAAACAAATATTTGGATTTTCTGATGACGAGATAAAAGGATTTGAAGAAAAAATAGTAGAAGACAAAAAAACAGAATTTAGATACGAATCAATTAAGTCAGAGGGTCAAGACCCTAAACAAGCGGCTGAAGAAGAACAAGAAGAAGCCGAGGATGATTATTTCAGTAGAACCGGAAGTGAAGAAATCGGTGAAGAAGGTGGTTCTCCTGAAGGCGGTTGGGAAGGTGCTGGAAGACCTAAAGAGATGTCACATTACGGAAAAGATGGAAGTGCTAGAGGTCGTGACCCATTAGGTAATCACGAAAGAAAAAAACTTCATAGTTCTAGTCCAAGATACGGCAAAGCTTATAGAGAATCATTAGGTTTAGACAAATTAAAATCAAAAGTTGATAAGAAAATAATTAATGAAGCCGAAAGTGTAGAATCTGAATACAAAAACGAAGTTTCTTCGTCTTTAAATGACAATTAAATTGATTAATTATTTACTTACATTATATTTATAATTGATAGAGTATATCAATAAGGATTGGTGTTTATAAAAAGAGGAGTTAAGGAATATATGTCCCAAAAAATAAAACATTCTAAGATAAAGAATACAGGTTTATTATTTGAAATTTTAACAAGACAAGTAACAGCTGATATTTTAAATAATAAAAAATCAAAATCGGTAAATTTATTAAAAAAATACTTTAATGAAAACACTGCATTAGGAAAAGAAAAAGAATTATATGATATTCTTTTAACCAATTCTTATCAAGAAGAATCAAGAGCAGAAAAATTACTAGAAGCTGTTATCAAAACAAGACAAAGAATTAGTAATAAACAATTAAAATTAGAAAAATACAATTTAATTAAAGAAATATCTGAAACCTTTTCGTCTAAAGATTTCTTTAATACAAGAGTATCTAATTATAAAACATTGGCGTCTATTTACAAATTGTTTTTAGTTGAAACAACAAAAATAGATTTTAATCCAAAACAAGTTATTGATACAAAATACACTATTTTAGAAAGTATCACTTCTAAACCAAAGAAACAAAAACCAAGTTCATTGGTAGAAACTTTAAGAAAAGAAGAAAGAGATACTCAATTATTATCATATCAAATTTTAGTTGATAAATTCAACAAAAAATATACCAATTTATCAGAATCACAAAAATCACTTCTAAGAGAATACATTAATAATATATCTAATTCTAATTCTTTTGGTAAGTTCATAAATGAGGAAATCACAAAGGTTGTAAACGAGTTAAAATCACTATCCAGAAAAGTAAATGATAAAGTGGTAAAAATCAAACTAACAGAAGCTATTAATCAAGCTAAAAACTTTACAACTAAGTCGGTCGTTAAAGATAACCAAGTTATTTCTTTAATGAGATACTATGAACTAATCAAGGAATTAAAAGATGTCACAAGCGTTAAATAATTTAAAAAAACTTATCATTGAAACAATCGAAGAAGAAAATTCAATAGAAGAAAAATTGAATTTGTTTTTTGAAAAAAACGTTCCAACAAATCCAAGTAAGTGGTCTTATTACAAATCACAAGCAAAGAAAAAGTTTGATGTTTATCCATCAGCTTATGCTAATGCTTGGGCAGCTAAAATGTATAAAGGAGCTGGTGGTGGTTGGAAAAAAGAACAAATAGGTGAAGCCTCAATGACCGGTAATTTAGACGGAGGAGAGGGGCCACCAAAAACACCTTACGCTTTTCAATCAAAGAAAAAAAGAAAACAAGATAAAGACAAAGAAGATTCAATAGCAACAACTTCAACAGGATTTAAAAAAGTAAACGAAGCTACTAAACAAGAAGTCAATGCATTAAAAAAATTCATAAAAGATTTTGATAAAATGCAAAAACAATATTGGAATATTTCTAAAATAGGTGACAAAGAACTGAAAGACCCAAAATACAATAAACATTACGAAACTATTTTAGCAGCTCAAAAATCAATCGTTAAACTTGCAAGAGAAATACAAGAGAAAGAAAGGGTAGGTGAAGGTTTAAACGAAGGTCGTTATCACGATTGGAGAAATGACGAGTCTTTGACACCAAAACAAAAAATCGGTAAATCTATTCGTGAAGTTCGTGATTCATTAAATGAACTAGACAAAACAATTAAAATGAATCTAAAATTAAAAAACGAATTAAAAGTAGATTCAAGAGATTATTGGAAAAACACACATAAAGCTCTAGGAAAGATTTCAGAAAGATTAGTAAAACTAGCAGGAAAAGTAGGAAATTTAAAATAATGAAATTATCTGAATTGAAGACAATTATAGAACTTATGGAAATGTCTTTATCAGAAGATATATCAGACAAAGCCAGAGCAGCTAAAGCAATTGAAAGATTGAAAAAAGCAGAAGCTACTTTTCGTGATAAAATGTATAAGTTTGATGATGTTTTACAAGGAAAAGTTTCCAAAGATAAAACAAACAAACCATTATCAAAAGAATTAAAAAAACAATATCGTGCTAATGTAACACAATTTATGAGAGATGCATTAGGACTAAAGAAAAAGGTAAAGTAATGAAACAATTAATAGTAGATTATATTCCATTTGAGGTAACACCACAACAAATCAATGAGTCTATGTCAACAAATGACGGAAAACTTATTGTTAAAGGTGTATTACAAAGAGCAGAAGCTAAAAATCAAAATGGTAGAGTATATCCAAAAGATTTGTTGATGAGAGAAGCAAAAAAATATACAGAAAACTTTATTCAACAAAAAAGAGCACTTGGTGAATTAGACCACCCAGACTCATCAGTAGTAAACTTACAAAATGCATCACATAATGTATTAGAAATGCATTTTAACGGAAATGATTTAGTCGGTACCGTAGAAGTATTGGGAACACCAAGTGGAAATATTTTAAAAGAATTATTTAAATCAGGTATCAAACTAGGTATTAGTTCAAGAGGACTAGGTTCAGTAGAATCAATAGGTGAAAATGGAGCTCAACAAGTTCAACCAGACTTTGAATTAATTGCATTTGACTTTGTGTCAAATCCTTCAACTCACGGAGCATTTTTACACCCAATGAACGAATCAGTTGATATGTCAAACGCTTACGAACAGAGACCAGATTGTGGTATTTGGTGCAGAACAGAACAATTAATACACGATATCATTACAGAGAGATAATTATGAAGATAACTAAATCACAATTAAGACAAATAATCAAAGAAGAAATACATAATGTTAAAAAGTCAATGATGTTGACTGAAGCATTTAAAAGTGATATCTTAAGAAATTTAGCCACCGGATATGGTCGTTTAAATAGAGACTTCTTTTCAGCTTCAGCAAAAAAATACGGAATTGAATGGGACAAAGTAGAGGATTATCATATTGAAAAATTAAGAACACCAAAGAAAAAAGGTTTAGTTATTGCAGTTGCCGGTAAACCAGTTGAACATTTAGATAGTAAAGTAAGACAAGGTTATTATAGTAATAGTAAAGTTTACGCAGGTCTTACAAAAGGAAGACTTGTTGCAGTATTAAAAGACGGAAAAGCTTTATACACTGGTTCTGGTTATCGTTCAGCTCAAGTTGGAACAGCAGGTGAAATAGATAGTTATTCAAAACAAATGGTTGGACTAGATGTATTTGGATACAGAAGTTTAAAAGCAATTCAAGAAATTCCTGGATTAGAATATTATCATATTGATATGAAAAAAGGTGGTGAGTTTATGAGAGCTGAAAGAAAAGCAGAACTTAGAAGCCGCGCTAGATATGGTGCAACCAATTTTATTGACCACAAAGAATTTGCAAAACAACAAAGAGAAAGATATGCTGATTTGGTTAAAAAAATGAAAAACGACCCAAAGAAAATTAAAGCAATGGTTAACAAAACATTAAAACACATTAATAAAATGATGCAAGAAATTATGAATTTAAAAAGTGCACCAATGAAAAGATACATCAAGATTATACAAAAAGAATATGGAGAAAATGCTTCAGATAGACTTGATAGTATTCAACACAAAGCGGCTGGTGAGATAGCACAACAATCATCAAGATTACATCAACAATACGGATACTATTTACAAGAAGCAAATCGTGAAGAAATAATGCGTAGTGATAAATATGTTAATAGTTATGCTTCTGATGTCGTTGATGATTGTAGAAGATTTTTATCATTGAAAGCAATAGATTATTTGAAATACCATTAAAGGAAAAATTATGAAACTAAAAAAACTATTATCAGAAACAAAAGCGTGGGAAAGAAAATTCGGTGAATCATTACCGGTATTGGAATTAAAATTTGGTTCTAAAGCACAATATGATGCATACAAAAAACAACACGACATAAAAGACGGAACTAAAATTGAAGTTGATGGTAAAAAAATGACTCACAGAAGTTCATTACCAAAAGGTTCAAAAGCCGCTAATAAAAAAGTTGATGTATTTACTGCTAAGTTAAATAAAAAATTAGCTGACGCTGAAAAAGCATTAAAAGACAAAAAAAAGAATGAGTCGTTAGATGAACAAGGAGTTCTTTCAAGAAGAGCCGGTATCAATGTTTTTGGTGATAGAAAACTTCAATTAATGGCAAAAGGTTTAAGACAATCAGCATTTGATTTAGAAAAAGTAGCAAAAAGAAAAGATGAAAGAGTTTTTGACGATATACTGCAAAGAATTACAATAACCGTTGGTGTAATAAGAAGTTATCTAAATAAACCAAAAAGGAGTATGTAGTGCCAAGAACAAAAGACACACAATTAAGAGCAATATACGAAAAATTTAATAAGTTTCGCGATACTTCAAGTATTTTATCAGAACAAATGAATCCAAGAGAAAAAAGACAATTGGAAGCATCTTTTCGTGCAATAAACACTAATATTGATTACATTAAACAAGAAGTAAAACTTATTTCTAAATTATTGATGAAACAAGGTATGAAAAAATCAGTAAGAGAAATACAACAAGCATTCAAAAGAAAAGTTCTTGAATTTGGTTTAGATGTAAGAAATATTTCAAGACAACATTTAGGTGAAGCCTTTCCACCATCAAGTTTAGGAAGTTCAACATATTCAAATCCAGAAGCAATGAAACACTCAATAAATGCAGTTAACAAAGCTTCAAAAGAAATAGGAAAAGCACAAAATAGAGCCGTTAGTATTTTTACTTCCGATATGAAAAATGGTAAATATGACAAAGTAGATTTATCAAGAAGTATTTATAAAGGTAATATTAAAGATTCAAGTTTTTCAAAAAGAGCAGTATTGAAAACTTTATTTTTTGATTTAAGAGACAGATTTAATAAATACGGAAGAAGAAGAAAATGATTAAATTAAAATCATTATTAAAAG